CAGAAAATGGTAGAGGATTTTTTAAATATAGAGACACAAAAACACATGAAGTTATTCATATGCAAGACCCTAGAGGCTGGTCTTGTAAGGTAGGATACTATGGCAGGGGCAGAGAACCCGACAAAGTTTACTATCATTGCGCAGGATCCTGGGAACCCAGACTCACATTGGGTTATGTAATACCACATTTGGACCTATGGCAGAACATGATCTCCGATATATCTGGCGAATCCGCAGACCACTTCTCCTAAGTCCTTGATTTTAGAAAAAGAGTGATCGTCCAAGCGAGAAATCGCTTGACTTATGGTCCGTGATAGTGCATAATAGTAGTATAAATTAAATTAAATGAGGAATATTTAATGCCAATACTAGAAAATACAGTCGAAATCAACGGCCAAACCATAAACAAAGAACGTTTTGGAATGGCAGCTTACAACGATAATAACAAAACCTTTACAGGCGAAGTTCTTTTTACAAGTCAAAAAAGTAAAAACGGAGGATGGAGCCAATCCATAGAAGAAAAATTTGAGGACGCCGTTGTAGTTGATGATATTGTTTATTGGAAATCAAATGGAGCGATTCCATTTGCAGATATGATTTTAGACTTTGTCCAAATCGATGCCATCTCACCAATGGTTGGAGAATTATCCATAAGAACTAGACAAGAAGACGATACAAATTTTTGGAAAGAGTATGGTCTTCCTGTTCTAGGGGACGAGTCAGGAACAGTAACGAAGAACGAAGCAGTCAGAAGGGCGTTCGCAAGACGTGATGAAAGGAAAGCAAGAATTGAGGAAGTAGCATGAAGTATAACGATTACATAGCACAAGAAATTAAACAGAATCTAGTGAAGTGTGCAGAGAAGGCACAACTAGATCATCATTTTTATCGAACACCCGTTGTTCCTTTAATTAAGGAAGTTGGTAAAGTTAATTACGGCGAATCAAATTACGCTGTAGGTCCATTGACAAAGACAATATATGTTTCAGACACAGCAGGAAACAGATATAAAGTTTCAGTAGAAGATTTAAAAAAGGTCAAAGGCTTAGGTTGGATTACACATGCCGAAGCAGACAAGTTTGATCTAGGTTATGATAGAGAGGAAGGCATACATTATGTCAAATAAAATAGCAAAGGCGAGACGTACAGATCCTAGACGAGCGAAAGCACTCATCGTTGATATTGACGGAACGATATCTCATAGGGCAGGAGAGAATCCTAGAGACCCTTACGATATGACTAGAGTCGAAGAAGATATTTACGATCCAATCATTGGAGGTATTGCTCAAAGATACTATGAAGATGGATATGAGATTGTTGTAGTTTCTGCTAGAAACGAAGCAGCTAGAGAAGGTACAGTTAAGTTCTTATGGGACGCAAAGTTTTTATATCATGCTTTGTATATGAGAGCTGATGGAGACTTTAGAAAAGATTCAGAAGTTAAAACAGAAATTTATCAACGTAACATTGAACAGCGTTGGGACGTTGAATTTGTTTTAGATGACAGGAATCAAACTGTCAGAGCCTGGAGAACATTAGGTTTAAAATGTTTACAAGTAAGTGAAGGAGACTTTTAAATGAGTAGTAGAAAAACGTACGACGGATTAGCACAAGAAATTGCTGATGAAGTTAATGAAGATATCAGAATGAGTAACAACTTATCTGATGGTGAAGAATACAATGACCAAATCATAGATCAAATGGTGATGGATAAAGCTAGTGAGGTAACTCCTGATTATCTAGATCATTATGACGTAGCTTCTAAAGCTTTAGAAATGGTTGATTACGATCAGGTGATATCATAATGGGAACATTCAAGAACGGAAACCATAAATTAACTGAAGAAGAAAAGAAGGCCAAGCAGGCTGCTCACGGGCGGCGCTGGAGGAAGAATAATCCTGACAAGGTTAAGGCCACTCGAGCTACTCATTATAAAAACAATCGTGAAACTGAGATTGCTCGCTCCGCCCAGTGGGCACAAGATAACGTCTGGGAAAGTTTTGAAAGTCTTACAAGAAGCAAATGCTCTCAGTATTTTGGAAGCGACTCAAAGGCAGGTTTGCCAAATGATTTTAAAGATGGAGTCGAAATGGCAGTATGGTTTAATCAAAAAGTAGAGGCCAATCGTAAAAGAAATAACGGCCAGGTACTTTGTGAAGCTACAGGCGTTCCTTTAAGCTATGAAAAAAATTCATTCTTTCAGATATCATATGATAGACTGAACAATACAGATTTAGGACATGCAAAGGATAATACATTCATAACTTATGAAGTTTTTAATACATCAAGAAAAGATAAGTTTTCTAAAGAAGAAATGATAGAAGGAAACATCCAAGTCGCGATCGCGATGATGAAGAAAGATCCAAAAATAGCTAAACGTATTTTGAAAGGTTACCAAACTACTTAGTACCAATAGCCATAAATCTATCGTAATAGACTTTGCCATTCCAATCATAATAGAATTGTTTGACTTTACCCGTGTAGGTCGTATCTTTTAGTCCTACATTTTCAATCAATTTCTTTTCACTATCCACACAATTAATTCCATACATCTCTTCTATAACATTAGAAGATTGGCAAGCAAATATTGCATGTTTGTTTGCTGTCCTAAGATCGTTTAATGGATACATCTGTTCAGCACCCATTGTAATTACTATATCTACTTTCAATTGATTTAACTCATCAAAAGCGAAAGGAATATCTAAGTTCCAATGATTTATTTTGATGTATTCTTCTGTAATATAATGCTTATTAAACACCTTAGAGAGCTCTAAAGCTTCGTTATCTATATCAACTAGGTGCATTTCTCCCACGGACAAGTTCTCACATAGTAAAGGAACTAAAGGTATGCCTAACCAGCTGTTTAATACAAGAATATTAAATTGCTCGTCTTTTAAATAGTTATCCAAACTGTTCTTTAGCTCTTCAACTAACCAAATGGCTCCTTCCATAGTGTTAGGATTAAGAGCTTGCCTAAAGTCGTCGTGCTTGTGTTTCATCTCGTGCTCGACTTTAGCTAAACCCTCGCCCCAATATTGCATACTGTTTAAAAAATTAAAATTTAACATCTTCTTTTCTTCCCATTGAGTCAAATAAACAGACGTATGGTATTTGTCTGTAGACTTGTGTTTCTACATCATGAGGAAATATGTACCCATGATTGTAACTGTAAAACCATCCTATAGGAAAGTATTTAATTCTCGCCACGCCTTTGTGGCTAAAGAAATTATCTATTCCCCTGTAGTACCATAAGATTTTATCTAAGTGTGTTTTAAAATAAAGAGTTATGTTCTCTTTATCTAAGTTATCATTCCATCTTAATATACTAGAATTAAGCTCTGTAAATCTATGTGGAATATGTTCTGTTTCTTCTTTCATTTTTTCTAAATCGTGCCAATGTGTTTGGCCAAAGCATAAACAATCTTCAGGATCAAAGTTGACAATATCATCTATATTCTTTTGGATAATAATATCTAAATCAAAGAATAAATTATCTCCTTTCTTCCTTACAACATTATCATCAAACAAGTACATCTTATTCCACCACTTTTCCATCTTGTTATCTTTTGGTAGTGGTATAACGTTTACTTCTTTGTCAAGCCCTTTAGGACTTTCTGTTAAACAATGGAACGTGAATTTATAACTTAAATGTTCTTTACACGATTCTAATATTTTATTGACGTGGTGTGAAGAATATTTCGTTCCCCATTTAACAGTATAGATATTTAAATGTTCTATGTGCATGTATTTATTGCCAATGTTTCAGTAAGTTTGGATCAACTAACTCATTCTGTTTAACATTTCCTCTTGTACCATCATCAAATGGTAATAGGTCTACATTAAACACGCAGAGAATACAGTTAGGTCTGTATATTTTTGTTTTCAAATCATCATCGTCCCAACTACGCCCTCGGTTATACGAGTAAGCATACTCTGCTGGAAAATGATCCCATAATTTTTTACCCCAATTACCCCATCTCCAACTGTGGTAATTGTCTGTTCCATCTGTAAATGTAAACCAAATCTTTTCTTGGTTTTCTAATACGTCTTCCCATATACACTCTGCTTGATCATCACTCCATATTTGGCAACTGCCATTTGTATATGCTCCATGAGATAATTTAAATCGTCTTGAAAGCATCGGCCTAGGATCTTGCCACCATGATCTTAGTTTAGTTGGCCTTTCAAAATTGTGTGTAATCAAAGGTTCTATATCATTTTGTATGATAACATCTAAATCAAAGAATACAAATCTGCCTGTAGGTTTATCCTCAGCAAAATTATGTGTATTGAATACCATTGTCTTAGGCCTATCCCAACACCTAGCCATGCCATACTTAAAGTCGTTTTTCTGAAACCAATACTTAGGGTGTATGTTTGGAATGTCTGGAAAAGGAATTACTTTTATATCATCATCAAATCCTTCGGCATCATCTGTATAACAATAGAAATGGAAATCGTGTTTAGGATCTGTATTTCTTCTTGCCATATTTTTTAATCTGTTTACAAAATGAGGACCATATTTGTCACCCCATTTTGAACATACAATATTAACTCTCATAGGCTGCCCTTGCTATAACATATTTTTTAGCGTATTGTAATCCCTCACCTGCGAGTTGATCAACAATAGCCTTACATCTATCTTCGTACTTATTTAACGTCGTGTGTATTATAATAGTAGAAAAAGTAGATTCCCTTACTAACTTAACCAGTCCTTGTTCTGGATTATTAAATCTTCCTTGTATTATAATTCCATTTTTTACTTTTAACATATTCCTTCCTGTTCATTATGTATTACTTGCGGGTTCAATTTTAATAAATTATTAAAGTACCCTTTATAAAAATCATTAGTAAATATAGTTTCTAAATTATTATTACTAATATTATTCTTGTCCCAATCATATAATAGTTCTGTTTTATGTTCGGGAGAGTCGTGTGCTGTTGCAACGTTTAACGCTACATGTTTACACGGGAAAACATTTCCTTTAGCATCTAAGTAAAATTGATTTTTAATTTTACCTTCGCATTCAACGTGTGGACTAAAAACTATCTTTCTTTCTTTATATATGTCGTCCTGTTGAACTGTTTTTAGAGTGTGAAAATCTATAAGACTATAATCAGGCATTTCCTTTTTGATCTTTTTCTTTTTAGGTTTAACTTCTTCTTTCATTTCATTTTTATATATGAAGCCAGTGAATTTATGTTCTTTAGATATTTTTTTAGCTTTCTTTAGATCATCTACCTGAGATAAATGTGTTTGAGTGTAATGCCAAAACACTCTACATCCTTGTTTTATTAATACATCAGCTCTTTTTAAAACCTCTTCGTCTGGATTAGCTGTGTTTATATGGATAGTTATGTTGCCAATATTTTTAGCATTCTTATCAAACTTATCATTCCATTCAGAAACAAAGTTATTATAGAACAATACACCCAAATTATTCCACCATATAAGATCATGTTCTTTTGCTTCTGTTTCCATATCAATAGCTATACCCCAGTCAGCCATTAAGTATTGACATATCTCAATTACCTCTGGGTTGGTAGTGGGTTCACCTATAAGTGTAATTCTTTTAAATTTAGATCTTGTTATAAAGTCAAAGTCAAAGTTTTGTTCTATTAACCTTCTAGTTAAGTGAGAGACACCATTACTTAATTCCATTTCAACCCTTTCAGGCAAGTAAGGATATAGATCTGTTTCTCTATTGTAACTTAATTCTAATTGTTCTGGTGTAAAGTCTTCATACCAATAAGGCAATACTACTATATCGCCTTCTGTCTTTTCTGGATAGTTATGATTTGTATTTTGTATAAAAGAGAACTCAGGAACCTCATTACTATAAAAGGCATCAGCAAATGAATGGTTTTGAAATGTCATATCGTCTTCCAGGTCATCCCATTTTGATAATATCTTTTCTACTTGTTCATTACGATTACATACATAACAGAAATTTCCGTCTTCTAATACTAATTTATCTATACCTTTGCACTTATAATTAAAAAATGTTTTAGGATCATTCAGTATAACATTGGGAGTTACAAATAAAGATACATTTTTTGGGTGTGTAACTTGCATTATGTCTATTTCTAACCAGTCTTTTCCATACTTAGGAACGTGGAAAGTTATGCCTTGTATATAACCATCTTTCTTTTTAGTAGTTTCTAATAGTTTCATTTCATCATCGTTGGTAAAGACAATGAAGTCAAAAGGATCCTCGATCAGTTTTTTAGCCTGAGTGTAAAAAGCGTTAATTTGTCTTTGACTATAATTGCTGTCTAGCTGATTAGCTATTAGTGTTACCATGCCAAATTCTCAAAAGTTTCTCATCTTGTAATTCATCAATTTTAATCTGTCCCTTTGCCATCGGATGCGGAGTTAAATCCGTATTAAAGATACAAAGTTTTTGATCTTTTCTATATTTATGTCGTTCTAAATCGTCTGGATAACGCATCCCTCTATTATAAGAGTAAGCCCAATCATAAGGTACGTTACTCCAAAACTCTCTTTGTCTCCAATAGTGGTAGTTATCTGTTCCCTTAAAGAACGTTCTAAAAATTTGTTGATCTTCTTGCAATGCGTCCATGAATATATGCTGACATTGATCCATGTTCCAACACATCATACTTGAATTGTAGTATGTACCACGAACTTCTATAAATTTTCTGTCGTGTTTATGTCTAGGGTCTTGCCAAGTGCTATGTATAATTCTGGGTTTAAGGGCTAGTTCGTCTAACTCAGTTATATCATTCTGTACAATAACATCTAAATCAAAGTAGGTCCATTTCCCTACATATCCAAGCCATTCGTGAGAGTTAAATACAAGAAACTTAGACCTGTCCCAACAATAGTTCTCTTTCCCGAACCAATATTTAGGGTGTAACGGTTCTATATCAGGTATTTTTTCTGTGGCACACTCTAAACCTTTCGACTCATCGGTAAAACATGTAAAGGTAAATTCCTTATTGTAGTTTTCCTGCACCATACGGTACAGGTTATTTACATATTTGGGTGAGTATTTAGTGCCCCACTTGATGCAAACAAAGTTCATCATATTCTTCTTCAATCTCCGGCCAGTGATCTAGCCCATTTAATATACATATTGAGTATTCAGGTCTGTATTTTCTTCCTGAAAACAGATATGAATATACCTCCTCTTCAGGTAAGTGTTCAAAAGTAAAGCCTTCATGGTATAAGAATGTATCATCTCCATTAGGATACTTTACTATAAAGTCATCTTTATTCTTATTATAATATTCGTAAATATATGTAAGATCCTCCCAAAGCATTACACTTGAGTTGAAATTACTTAGTGGAAAGTCTGATCTATAAGGAAAATCGTGAATGTCCATCTGTTTCATCCCTTTATCTTTCCACCACGTCCATATTATTAAAGGGTTTCCGTTGTATAAATCAAACAAATGATCAATTGGTTTCTGGATTCTAACATCCAAGTCTAAATATAATATGGTTCCAAGATCATTGTATTTAAATAGATTTAATTTCTCCATGCACCCTGGATCGGGTTCATTATCCATATAAATAACTTGTATATTAGGATCCAAATTCTCTGGATCATCAGTGATACAAACATAATTATACTTACCTTGAGTGTGCTCATATATTGAATTGACGGCATCAGCGTTATATTTGTCGCCATATTTTAATGTCAAAATAGTTTTCATAATATTCTCATTGTAAGTCGTAATATTTATAAATAAGATAAACAACAGTTTTAGAGATTGCGAGATGGCCACAGTACAAAATATAACTATTGACCAAGGTACGACGTTTAGTCTGACGATTAATCTTACGAATGATGATAATTCAGCAAAGAACTTAGCGAATTATACAATAGCATCACAAATGAGAAAATCATACGAGGCATCGACT